CGTGAGTACCGCCGTGACGCGTGTGCATCCGAACGCGGTACTCAAACTCTTCCTGGATCACTTGGCCTCTTGCCAGCTATCCCCGACCTTAGCTTCAGCAAGCGGCGGAATATCACCCAACCAACGAGCTTCAGCTTCCTCCATCACGGTCTGCAGCTGGAGCGCCCACACATCAGCGTGCTCTTCCTTTACGAGCAGGATGATCTCGTCGTGCACCACGCCGGCCAAACGCACCACGTCCTCCCCGTCGGCGTGGAGTAGCGGCCACAGTTTGCCAAGCGTAAGTTTGAGGACTGCTGCACCAGCTCCTTGGATTGGGGTATTGCAGCGCGTGGTGAGCTTGTTGTGCTCACCCGGTAAAAACCTCCGCAAGCCCGAGATGCGTATGCGGATAGATGGATTGTCCTTAGCCGCATCAGCAGCGCGAGCATTCTGCTGCTGCCATTTGGAGATGCCTTTATATGCAGCGTGAAACTTTTGCCGTACTTCCGCCGCCTCATCAAGATCCATCTGTACTCCGGTGGTTGCTGCATAGTTTCTGAGCCCTTTTGCGCCGCTTCCATATAACAACCCGAAGTTAGCTGATTTACTAATTTGACGCATATCTTTCGTGACATCTTCTTCTTTTACCCCATAAATCTGTGTCGCTGTAATTGTATGCAAATCTTTCCCCTGCTGGAACACCTGAGTCATTAATTCATCCTGAGCTTCTGCCGCCGCAAGCCGCAGCTCCATCTGCCCGTAGTCCGCAACAACCAGTTTCCAGCCAGCTGGAGCCTGAACCGCAGCCCTAAACCGTGGATCCCTAGGTACTTGCTGGAGGTTCGGAGATATACACGACATACGCCCAGTGTCAGCCCCAAGCTGCATGTAACTGGCACGAATAAACCCATCTGCCGAGTAGTTCTTCAGCAAAGTTTCCGCCATCTGCCGGCGCTTCTCTACTTTTTTCCACCGCAAATAATCCGCCACAACCTTGTGGTCCCCCACATATTCTTGGAGCGCAGAACGACTTGCGCTTGGCTTTCCGTTCTTCATGTCCATCGGCGGCTCACCAAGCAAAGCAGTAAATTTTTTAAGTAGCTGCGCAGGACTATTAAGGTTAAAAACATTCGGGTCCGGCTTCTTACCTTTCGGCCCAGGCTTCGTCTGGTACAACAACTTCCCGTCTAACCCGCGATAGAGCTTGTGTTCTGGCGGAAGCGCCGCATCAAAGTCCTCAATAAACTTCTCGCCAACCTCAACATTTTCAATATCAAGGTCTTCAATTAGCTGCTCCAGTGCTTTCTTGTTAAACGGCAGTCCGGTGCGCCACAGCTGCGCCATTGCCGGAAGCGCCTTGCACTCAAGCTCCCACGCAGGCATCAACGCGCCAGTTGCCATCCGCTTGGTAATCGGCTCCCACAGCTGGGTCAACACCACGACGTCCTTAGCCGCATATTCAATCTGCTCCACGCGCAGACCACCCGACCAATCACTCCGCTGCTCCTCCTTAGAAATGTCTTGGCCGAGGTAGCGGTGAACAACGTGCTGGAGTCCGTGCTTCAGATTCGGCAGCCCGTTCGTCAGGATCCGACTGGCCAGCATCGAACAGTAAACCTTGCCCTCGGGGTAAATCTCGTGCTCCTGCAACCACCCAAGGTCAAAAACCGCGTTGTGAGCTAGCCACTGCCTTGGAACATCGCAGAACTCCTCAAGCGTTATCCAGTCGTCATCGCTGAAGCTCCAGCAATCCAGCACTACTGGAATCTTGCCGAAAGTCGCCAGCTGCAGAAGGCGAAGACCACCGAACTTCGGCTGAAGCCCAGTGGTCTCAACATCGAACGCAATAAACGAAGCGTCATCGAGCGTGTGGAGATGCTCGATGCCTTGGAGGATTTCCATGCCTGGTAGGGCGTGTACCCTACTACTCTAGCAGGTCGTCAACCTCCCTGGCCGAACAAAGCACAGCCGCCGCTAGTGTCCCACCCTCGGGAAACCCAAGCAAGCACCGCGCCTTCCAGTGAATGCAGTTCTTGCATGGACCGCCGTCAGGCTGGGGTTTGTACCCCCGCCGCAACCGCTCAATCCGCTCCTCTTCCCGCCCTGCCGGACTGGTGCGGTAACACTTCATGCACATCACGGGATTCGTTGTCTGCGCACCACAGCCCTGGCACGCTCTGCTGTTGATCGTGATTGCCATTACTCATCAACTTGATAGAAGGAACATTCGATGGCAAAAGTTCCACCCGCTTCTGGAACTTCCAGGCTGCACCGCTTCTGCCACCAGTGCGCACAATCCCGACACGTAATTTTTGTACTGCGAATAGTCGGCACAGACCCTAAAGCTTTAACTTGTGCAGCTCGCCGTGGAAGTTCCGGCCACAAATCCTTGTACGCCCGCCCTGTCCTTATCTGACTAACGGACTGGGGCACAACACCTAATAACCGCGCCAGCTTCACGTTGTCACGCTTATCGGTAAGAATCAGCTTTACCTCCTCAGGCGTCAGCTTCCTTGTCTCTAGCGGCTTGTTGTCCGATCTGCGCGTTGGAACAACTTCCCGCTTGAGTTTCTTGTCGTAGTAGACGTTCCATCTGTAGCCGCAACACTTACAGCGGAAGCGATACGAGCGGATCGTCGACCCATTTCTCCAGTTGTACGTGTTGATGATTCTGCGAAAACTGTGAGTGCAATAGTTAGCCATTCCAGTGCCGAATAACTCCTGCGCAAATGAAAATGTTTGTAGTCATGTAAGCCAGCAAGATGCAAAAACGCACCAGTGCAACCTGATCAGCAATCCGGTCGTGCTGGTGCGCCTTCTCACCCAACGCCTTGGCGACAATCCGCCACCAGTACCTCATCGGTTCTGATAGGGCTCCGTCGCCAACATGTTAATCAAGCGGTTCAAGTACCAGCGACATTTCATCGCATCTTCCAGCGGATCTTTTTTCAGCCACATCCGACTGAGGTACTTAAGGCACTGCCACTGGAGCGAACCAGTGCGAGCATCAGGCGCATGTTGCACCCAATCCTCCAACACCTCAATTACCTCAGTCTTCCCCGCCGTGTAATGCGAGGGATGGTCCACTGAATTACTCATCCTTTAGAAGCCTGAACAGCAGTGTCGCCGTGATAGCGACCAGTTACCGAATAACTCTTACCGGGCAGCATCGACATCTTGTGGAACACAATCTGCGCGATCCGCATACCCGGCCACAACGGGACAGCGTGCATGGACCTAGCGTTTTGCAGTTCCAGCGTTAGCCGCCCTTTGTATCCGGGGTCGATGTACCCGGCAAGCAGATGCTCAATCCCTTCCCTGGCACGACTCGACTTAAGCGCCAGCTGCCCAGCGACACAATCCGGGAAATCAAACTCCTCCATGGTCTCGGCCAGCACAAATTCGTGGGGCTGGAGCATGAACGGCTTTTCCTTCGTGTGCCCAGCAATGGAGTAGGGCACCAGGCTGGTGGTGGTCGGTAGCTCCACCAGCAGATTCTCACCGAGTCTCACATCAAGACTGGCTGGATTCACCAGCTCTTGGAGAAACGGCGAGACCAAGCCCCGCCGCGCCAGGTTGTGGATCTCATGATCACAGTGGATCATCAGTCAGCCACCACAACCGGAGTGGGCTGCTGAATCTGGACGTGTTTCCACGTCTTATTCCACTTGATGCAGTTGATCGTGGTGATGTGGACGCCAAACTCACGGGCAATCGCCGCAACAGACTTCCCACCCGCAGCCAACTGGCGCTTGATCTCAATCACCTTGCCTTCAGTCAACACCGCATGACCACGCTTGCCCTTGCGGCTAGACACACGAGTCTTACTTTGAGACTTGGCCTTTTGTACGGACGTTGCCCGAACGATTTTTTCGCCAGCGGGCAGGGGGATGGTCTGCTTGGGCTTGGTCAGGTCCAGCTGAACGTGCTGGGACGTCTCCAGTGCAAACCGTGCTGCTTCAAGTGCTTTTGAGATTTGGTCAAACTGGGATTCGGAGAGAACGTACATGTTCATGAGTAGGAACGTGGGTAGTGTAGTAGAGAAGCCTCAGTTTTGAAGCTCTAGCTTGATGGCGGCTTGGAAATAGCCGGCCACCTTAAGGCGACGGTAGACAGAACCGCCCTCCTCGCTTTGCTTGTTCTCCACTGCGTCGTAGTCACGACGAGCTTCCTCTAAGGAAGCCATGGTCTCGATGTTGAGCATGTTCAGCTCGCTATCGGACAGCTCGGACAACTTATCGAGGTACACCGTCTTCCCGCCCAGCAGATAGGAGCGGTAGAAGGGCACCATTGAAGTTTCAGTCATTCGTGTTGGATCGAGTTCAGCCGAAGTAAGCGCGACGGCGCTCTTCGACCCAGGCATCGTACTCAGCTGGATCAGCAAACCTGTGCTTGAACACGTCCGGCACCTCAGTCGAGGGCTTGCGTGGAACGCTGCGCAGCTCGCGCAAGTCGTTGTCGTTGTAGCCCCGCGATTGGCGGTAGTAGTCGGCGTACCAGTCAGTCATGCGAAGTAGTTGGGATCTTGCTGGCGTATCCGGGTGAGATCCGTGAGTCTCAACTTGAGAATCTCGTGGATCGCCAGCTGTGCAAGTCGAGTGGAGTTGATGGTGTCGCTGGTGGCGAACACGTAGATGAGATGGCGGTAAAGCTGGGTCAAGGTGCGAACCCGGACCCAGTGCGTATCCCCCGGTATGGGCTCTAGACCTACTTCCCAGTCGTCATAGTCGTCTTGGTTACGCAGGTCACGAGCTTCAGACGTCCCAATCAGACGTGTCGAGTGGAGTCCAGTCGTCGACCCGATCTGTGAGCATGGCCCGGAGTTCGGCATCTGTCGCTGGAATCAAGTCTTCATCTGAAAAGTAGAGG